TGGAGATGAATATTCATATCATAATTTTAATGGAGGTCAATGGTTAGATTATTCTGGCGGTTTGATTTTTGGTTACTGGTTTAATAAGAATTTAGGTGCCTTTATAGAAGGTAAGTATAATAAATACTGGAATAGAGAATGGCATAATTTTTCATTCGGTATTAACTATAAAATATTTTAAAAACGATGGCAAAAGAATTAAATGAAGACTCAAGCTTTAAAATTAGTATAAAAACCTTAATTGGTATAGGATTTGCAATGACTACAGTTATTAGTATGTGGTTTATGTTACAAGCAGATATTGCTGAAGCAAAAGAATTACCTATTGCACCCGCTCCTGATGTAACAAGAATGGAATTTGATATGAAAGATAAAAATATAAGATTAACAATCGAAAATACTCAAGACGATGTTGAAGAGATTAAAGAAGACTTGAAACGTATTGAAGAAAAAATAGATAGATTAAAATAAAAATTATGAAAAAATTACTAATATTATTACTATTACCTTTTTTAACATATGCTCAATCATCACCTTGTGATGCTGATGTATGTGTAGTACAATTTAATGCTGGATGGAATTCATCTAATGACGTTGAATGGGTAGGAAATTTAAAAGATTGTGAAGTGCAGTATATTGACATTGCGACTAATACAAATGCTGCAACAGAATGGGAAATAGTAGTTGTACCTACTATTATAGTATTTAATGGAAAAGAAGTAAAAAGATTTCAAGCTGACATTTCTTTTGCTATGAAAGCAACAAAAAAAGAAGTACAAGCAGTAGTAGATGAAATCTTAATGGATCAATTTTAAAAAAATAAGCGTATGAAAAAGTTATTATTATTATTGGCGTTAACGCCAATGTTGTTATTATCCCAAGGTATACAACTAGATATTTTTACTTGGGTAAATGTAGAATTTCAGTTTGATGATTATGCAGAAGAAGTCTCTTGGTCATTATCAAATAATGATAGTACAATAGTAATTTATCCCTATGGAAGTTACGAATCTGAACAACCAAATGCCTTTCATTTAGTAGATTCACTAGAACCTGGTGATTATACATTTGAATTATTAGATTCTTTTGGTGATGGTTTATCATGGCCTAATGATGGTTATTGTTTAGTATCAAATGCTTGTCAGGATACTTTATTTTTTGCTCAAGGAGATTATGGTATAGGTTTAATTGAATCACTTACTATAGCACCCTGTGCTCCTCCAACACCCGCAGTTGTTGATTGTATGGATGAAAATGCAATTAATTATAATCCTGATGCGGATGTAAACGATTTAATGTTATGTGAATACCCTCCTTGTGAATCAATCGATAATATTTATGTAGAACAAACATGTGATGGAGGTTCTGCAATTCTTTATTATAATTGGGATACTTCAATTAACCCAAATTGTAATATAGTTCAAATAACCTATGGTAGTGAAAATACTAATGCATATACCTTTGATGTTAATATAGATAATGGAATATGGGGTGTTTATGCAGGTAATGGTCAAATGCCACCTAATTGGGAAGATGAATTTTATGCTCAATTTACTACAGCAGACAGTTTAGTATCAGATACTATATTTTTTACACCTTACCCATGTACACAAGGTTGTACAGATTCAAACGCTCCAAATTATAATCCATGGGCAAACGTTGATGATGGATCTTGTGGAGGTCAAGCATGTGATATAGGGTATACTCCATTAACTATAGAAATCACTTTAGATAATTGGCCAAGTGAAACAGGTTGGTCATTTGTTAGTGGTGATGGCTCTACAGAAATTTCAGACGGAACATACACTTTTCAAGATGTAGGTCAAACTTACACATATAATGTTTGTGCAATGGAAAGTGGATTTGAATTTATTATATCAGACACATATGGTGATGGTTTAGCAGGTTCTACTTCAGGAGGAACATTAGATGGAGATGTCCTTATTACAGGATGTAATGGTGATACAATAACCTCTTTATCATCTGGAACTTGGATAAATGCAGATCAAGAAAATGTAAGTGTCGGTTTTGGTAATGTAGCTTATTCAGGTTGGCAAGAAGTTCCTACATGTGGAGGTCCAGAAGAAATATTGGGTTGTTTAGATAGTGATTATCAAGAATTTAATCCTTTTGCAAATATAGATGATGGTTCTTGTTTAAATGAACATGTATTTGGTTGTATAGATGAAAATGCATTTAATTATAACCCTGATGCAACACAAATGGAAATATATCCTACATGTAATTATGAATTATGGATAGGAGACGCAGGTGCTGATGGTTGGGGTAATTCATTTTTAGGAGTTGTTCAAGGAAATAACCAATGGTCATTTACAATGGGTCCAGGAGAGTATGAACAAATATTTCCTATATGGTTAGAAACAGATAAGCCTGTAAAAATATTTTATTTTGAAATAGGTGGAGCACAAACCCCACCAGAAGAAGTAGAATTCCAAACACTACATAATTCATTCAAACTAACAGATCAAAATGGTGTTGTATTAATACATGAAGGATGGAATCCTTTTGCAAATAATGGTCAAGGTGCACTTCAACCTTTTGCACCTCCTTTTTATCAAACTTATGAAGCAATGCCTTTTTGTGGTACTTTATGTATTCCAACAATAGAAGGTTGTTTAGATTCAACTGCTTTAAATTATAACGAAGAAGCAAATACAGACGATGGTTCATGTATTGAAATTATACCTGGTTGTACTCAAGAAATTGCATTTAACTATGATGAAAATGCTAATTTTGATGATGGTTCATGTGTAGCAGAAATAGTAGGATGTATGGATTCAACAGCATGGAATTATAATTCAGAAGCAAATGTAGGAGATGATTCATGTTTATATTTTGGATGTACAGATTCAGAAGCAACTAACTATAATGAAGGCGCAAATGTAGATAATGGTTCATGTCTATATCCAGGTTGTACTGATCCTTCAGCATTTAACTTTAATTCAGAAGCTAATATAGATGATGGTAGTTGTATATTACCTATATATGGATGTACTGATCCAAATGCATTTAATTATGATGCAACAGCTAATACAGATAATAATTCATGTATACCTGTAATTGAAGGTTGTACTAATATATTTGCTTTTAATTATGATGCATTTGCAAATACAGATAATGGTAGTTGTATATTAACAGTTTATGGTTGTACAGACTCAACAGCACTTAATTATGATTCAGATGCTAATGTTGATAATGGTTCATGTATTGAAATAGTAGAAGGTTGTACTGATCCTATAGCTTTAAATTATAACGAATTAGCTAATGTTGATGATTTTAGTTGTATTGACCCTGTTTATGGTTGTACTGATTCAACAGCATTTAATTATAATGAATTAGCTAATGTTGATAATAATTCATGTATACCTGTAGTTGAAGGTTGTACAGATCCAACAGCTTTTAACTACAATGCAGACGCAAATACAGAAGATTTTTCATGTATAGAAGTTATATATGGGTGTACAGATGAAAATGCATTTAACTATGATGAACTAGCTAACACAGATAATGGGACTTGTATTGATATATTAACAGGTTGTACTGATGTTAACGCTGATAATTATGATGCAAATGTTAATACAGATGATGGTTCATGTGAATATGATGCAGGATGTAGTGGAGGACCAGGAGTTCCATATTGGTTACCTAATGAATGTTTTGAATGGGTAATATCAATTGACACTGAATGTTGTACAGGTGATTGGAATTCTTATTGTATTGAATTATATAATTATTGTGAATTTGGATGGCCTATTGATTTAGCAGAATTCAATGGAGAATTATTAATATACCCTAATCCTGTAAGTGATATACTTAATATAACACAAGAAATTGACATAAAAGTATATGATATGGTAGGTAATTTAATAATTTTTAAAGAAAAAACAACACAAATAGATATGACTAATTTACCTAGTGGTATTTATAATTTAAATATAAATCATAATAATAAAATAATAAATAATAGAATTATAAAACAATAACGCCTTTTAGAATTGTTTTATATTTATTAGAGAATAACTATATATAATGGCAAATAACAAATTTTACGGATACACCCCTAAACCTGAAAAGGAAAAAGAAGGTAATAGATTAGATAGATTAAATCCATACGAATTTAGAAAAGGTATGGATTATGAACTAACCGCTTTAGGGTGTATGAGACTTCAAGAATCAACCCCTTCAGAAAGAGAGGAAGCTACAGAAAAAGTAATAAAAAACTTACAAGAACATCCTGCATATTATTCAGGATTAATACAATTTGAAGCTGGAATGAACCATGCTGGTAAAATTGAAGGTAAAGCTTTTAAAGCTTGGCTTAATGATCATTATGATACTAATAAAATGAAAGAAATAAAAAATGCTTTTAAATTTGGTAAATCAAAAGATGCTGATTTTAAAAATGACAAAATGGAAGAACTTAAAGAAGCTATTAAAAATGAAGTAAAAATGGTTCTTAAAGAAAAAGAAGAAACAGATTTTGATGCTGATGAAGAAAAGGCGGATAAAGCAGCAGCTAAAGGAGCTAAAAAATCTAAAGGTAATAGATTTGATTTAGAAAAAGATGCTATTAATGATTTATTATTTAGAGGCAAAAAAGGAAAAGAAAGTGAATACACAAAAGATGAACCCGCTCCTGAAAGTATTTTAGCTAAAAAAGATGAATTATTGCAAGTATATAAAACTAAATTTAAAGGTAAAGAAGGAGGCGCAGATGAATATAATGAATTATTAGTAAAAGCAAATGAAAAGTTTGAAAAAACTTTAGAAAAACACATAAAAACATTTGGTGAAGAAGGAAAAGGTAATAATGTTGTTATAGGTGATGTATTTGGATCAACTTTACCTGAAACTATTAAAGCATTAGGTGCTAGATTAAAAGCTATTGAAAAAGAAGAAGAAGAAGATATCGTAAAAACTAATGAAATGCGATATGAAATAGCTAAAACAGACATGACTAGAGAACAACATATTAAACTTCTTGAAATTATAAAAGAAAAAGGTATTTCCTTAAAAGAAGGAGCTATGGGTGTTAAAACATATTATGAAATTGCAAAGGCAGCATATTTAGAAGGTCTTTCAAATGGACTAAAATTATAAAAAAATGAATTTAAAAAAATTAAAAAATATCATCAGAGAAACTATAGAAGAACAAAAGATGCGTTCTGGAGGGATTGGAAACACTGTTAGTGCAAAAGGCTGTTGTAAAGAATTACATATATTACAACGACTTATTACACTTAAACAAGAAGAAATACAAGAATTAAATAATAGTCAGTCTTGGTTTGATATGTTTTTCGGGGATACTCAACTGATGGCAGCACAGAGTAGTCTACAGGCTATGACATCAGCTTACACGCAAATGCAGGCAACAGGTTGTTGTAAAGGTATGTAGGATAATATAAATAATAAACAATAAATAAATAGTTATGAATTTTATAAATAGTTGGAGAGAAGGCAATAAAAAAAATATTGTTGACTTAACATTAAGACTTGGAGTGTTAACTCTATTTGAACTTAAGTGGAATCCCGGAATTAAGTTTAGATTAATAGTAATAAATTTTGGGATTGAATTATAAGACTAATAATAACTTAAATTAACTAAAAATGAATTTAGAAGAATTAAAAAATCTTGTTGCTGAAGAGTATAATAAATACATGGCAGAACAAGAAGATGATAAAGAAAAAAAAGATAATGCTAAAGGAGATGATGAAGGTAAGCCTAAAAAAGCTACTGCTCCTAAAGTAAAAGCGGGATCTAAAGATTTAGACATATCAGGTGATGATGATCCTGAAAAAGCTTTACGTGACATATATAATATGTTAAAAGATTTTTTTGAAGTAGATGATAAAGGAGATAAAAAAGATGGAGAAATGGGAGATGCAGAAAAAGGTGCTCCAGATGCTCCTAAACCTTCTCCAGGTATGGACGCTCCAAAACCACCTATGGAAATGGATATGCTTCAAGAACGCTTTAAAAAACTTGCAAATATTATAAAATAGTCTTATGACTCTCGACGAGTTATTATTAGAATGGTCTTATAGGTCAGAAAAGGGTTATCCTGAATTAGATAACCCTTCTGATATCTCTATACTTAAACAAATCTTAGAAAAACTAAATTTACCCTCTCATACTATTATAGAAAATTTAAAAGAAGGAAAATTACAAAATATAGACTTTAGAAATAGTGTAGAAAGAAAAGATGATATTCTTCGTTCTGATATATTTTTAAATAAAATTAATAAAGGTGAAGAATTTGAACTAACAGATGGTTCCAAAATTATTATAGATCCAGATCAATCTGCTGAATCTATTCAAAAACTCCAAAACCAAGATTTTAAAAATCTAAATTTTACAGATACTTCAGGTAACACATATAGCCTATCTAAATTTGAAAAAACAGCAGAATTTGGTGGAGGTTCAGGAGCAGGAGGTGGATCTAAAGATACAAGAATAATGGAATCTGCTCATTGTTATGCTTTAGCAATAGCATATTATATTAAACAGGGTCCTATTAATGAAGATGATTTATTAGGTGCTACTAGTTCAGAACAATTTGCACAAGCTCAACAATATGTAGATGTTGATGCTGAACTTGATGAAATAGAAGAATTTTTTGATAGAAAAGGAGATTGGTATCTTTCTATAGTTAAAGCAACAAATAAAATATATGATTTATTCCCTAATAAAGGATATAAAATCCATAGAAATTCTGATATAATAGATACATTATATAAAATTTATAATAAATCATTTGAAAAAGATGATGAACAATCAATCCAATACCCAAAAATGAAAGATGATAAATGGAATCCTGCTGATATTTGGTTAATAAATGATAATGTTAATCCCGAAGAATTTTCTGGTAATTTAGCAGTTTTAAACGGACAATTAGCAGACTGGTATGAAGATGGAGATATGATAGGTATATCTTTAAAAAAGATAGGTAAAAAAGATAATGCAGCAGAAAAAATATATAATGATCCTGATATAGATTCAGAAAAATATAAATATGAAGGATATAGAAGTTTACCTACTAACGCTAATTCTGAAATAATATTTACAGGAGGAAAAGCAACAGCTAGAATGTTTAGTACTACTAAAAACTTTAACGTAGAAATTTCAGGTAAAGCAGCTCAAGGAGGAAAAGCCGGAATGGAAGCTATAAATACAATTTTAGAAAGAAATGGATTAAGTGTTTTGCCTCCTAACCAAGAAGTAATAGATGCTTTTAATAATAACGATGAAAATTATTATAATAAACTATATTATTTATATGATAGGTTTGTAGAAACTATATCAAAAGAAGATTTTGAACAAAAATATACTTCAGCTAAACCAGGATGGATAATAGGTAAATTTTATAGTTTAGAACTTATAGAAAAACTTGAAGACAACCAACCACAACCAACAAACGAAATATTAGATGATATTTTAAGATATGCATCTTCATCTACTAATGATTCATCTAAATTTATAAAAATATCATAATAAATTTGGTTTTTTAAATTCCTTTTATTATACATTACTATTAATTAGAATAAATATTATGAAATATACACGACAAATTCAAGGACGTTTAGAAGGTTTAAATAAAACATTATTACAACTCAATAAGCTTATTAAAGCAGGTAAAAAACAAGAAGCAATTGAATATATGGATAATGGACCACTTAAAGAAGCTTATGAAAATTTAGAAAATATTGTAAATATAGCAACTACAGGTAATTATGGAGCTAGAGGAGTCCAAAATACAGGTACACTTTAAAAAAAATAGGTTATGTTATCAGCAGAAAAAATTCAATCAAATTGGGATCGTTATTTAACCGAAATAAAAACCAACATATCTAAAGAACGAACAAGTATATTAATTCCTTTTTTAGAAAAATTCGAAGAACGAATAATGATGATGCCTGCCGCAGCTAAAAATTGGCATCATTCAGCATTTGCGGGTGGTTATGTTGACCACGTTTTACGTGTATATGATTGCGCAAATGAATTATATAAAACGTGGAATAAAATGGGAGGAGATATATCCACATATACAATTGAAGAAATGCATTTCGTCGCTTTATTCCATGATTTAGGTAAAATGGGTCAACAAGAAGGTGAATATTATCAACCAAATGATTCACAATGGCATATCGATAAATTAGGTCAAATATATAAATTTAATACTGATATACCTGCAATGAAAATACCAGAACGATCTTTATTTTTATTACAACAAATAGGATGTATAGTATCTCAAAATGAATATATAGGAATTAAAATTCATGATGGTTTATATGATGAAAGTAATAAATTTTATTTTATGTCAGGTATGAAAGAAACTAAATTAAGATCACATTTACCCTTATTAATGCATCAAGCAGATCATATGGCAGCTCAAATTGAATTTGAAATATGGAATAATGCAACAGATGCTGTTCCTAAACAATCAAAACCTAAAAACGGTTCTAAAGGAGATAAAACAATAAGAAATGCTAAAAAAATAAATACTAAAAATAATCCGAATCTATCTAATGCTACTTTAGACGTTATAGATTCTTTTTTTAAAGATTAATTATGGAAATATTATTAATAACATTATTAACGTTATCAATATCTACATCATTTTTTGTTATTAGAAATTTATTAATAAAAAACGAAAAATTAGAAGATTTTATTACTAAACAAAGTGACGCTATAAATGAATGTGATAAAAAAATAAAAGAGATAGATATTAGAGGTACTTTTAGTGCAGATGACGAAATAGGATGGTTTTTTAAAGAAATAAAAAGAATTCAATCAGCATTAAATGAATTTACACTTAAATAAAATATGACAACACAAACCAAAATTAAATTAGATGCTAACTCTATCCCACCACCTAAAAAAAAAAGAGGTAGAAAAAGAACTAAAAAAAGATACTTTACTGAAGATACAGAATTAGCAATAGGGGAGTATTTAGCTTCTAATAGCCAATCAGAAAGAGACAGAATATATAATGAAAGAATTCATTATGCTTTATATAAATTAGCTGAAAACTTAATCCATACTTTTAAATTTTACTATACTGAAGTAGATAATTTAGAAGATTTAAAACATGAAGTAATGTGTTTTCTTTTAGAAAAATTAGATTATTTTGATCCTACTAAAGGATCTAAAGCATTTTCATATTTTTCTATTGTAGGTAAAAATTACCTTATATTATATAATAATAATAACTATAAAAAGAAAAAAATTACAGTAGATGTTATGGAAGCAGATGAAGATGATAGTGTTATACATCAATTAGGAAGACCTCAAAGGAAAAAAGAATTAAAAGATTTTATAGATTATTTTACATCTTATATAGATAAACATATGTTTACTCTTTTTAAAAAAGATAAAGATAGAAAAGTATGTGACGCTATTAATCTTTTATTTAAACGTAGAGAAAATTTAGAAATTTTTAATAAAAAAGCTCTTTATATTTACATTCGTGAAATTACTAATGTAGATACTCCTGTAATAACTAAAGTAACAAAAATATTAAAAAAATTATATAAAAAACTCCATGACGAATACAGAGACACAGGATATGTAAAAATTTAAATTTTACTATATTTATTATAAATAATATAGTATGGATTCACTAAACCAAATAATATTCGATGATAAATCTTTTTCGGATTTACTAAAAGAAATACATAAAAATCAAAGTAAAAAATCAAAACAATTAGCTGCTTTAATAGCTGAATTACGTCCTCTTATTACTAGTTTAGGAGATGCTACAGTAGTAGTACCCTTAATTAAAGAATATATGGAAATCAGTGTTAAAAATGATGACCAACTAATAAAAATGGCAGCTATAGTACAACGTTTATCTACGGGCAATGCTAATACAGGTGATGGAGGTATGTTAACTGAAGAAGAAATGCAACAACTACAAAATGTAGCTGAAGAAATATCAAAAACAGTAGAAAAACCAAAACAATTAAACCAACCAGATATAGATGATTAATTTTTTTCCTGCACAAGTTAAAGATATTATTACTTCACCTAGGCATGAACTTGCAAAAGCTATAGGAAGTTATTCTGCTGTAGGTACTATAAGATATGAAGTAGTTGGAGAATCATCTGCTAATAATATTCTTTTAGCTAAACCCGCTAATCCTAGAATAACAGATCTTCCTGTAATAGATGAATATGTTTTAATATTTAAAACAGTTTCAAAAACAAGTAACTTTATTTCAACAAATGAAGATACTTATTATTTACCTATGCAAGTAAATGTTTGGGGGAATCAAAATCATAATAGTAACCCTGGAGAACCTGAAGATTTTTATGATGCTATGCCTCCTACACAAGAATATTTAGAGGCAGCTGGAGGAAACCCACATAATCCTTCAGAAAATTTTGATGAACAATTAACTATATATCAAGGAGAATATTTTAAAGAAAAAAAGATAAAACAACTATTACCTAAAGAAGGTGATTATATTATAGAAGGAAGATTCGGACAAAGTATAAGATTTGGATCTACAGCAAACCAAAATACCTTAATGGCAGATGAAAGAGATAATTGGAGTGATGGAGGGATGCCTGGAGATCCTATTACTATTATAAGTAATGGATTACCTAATGATCCAAATATATATAAACAAAATCTTATAGAAGATGATGATATAGAAAAACCATGGATACATACTATGGAAGATGTCAATAATGATCCTTCTAGTATATATTTAACATCAAACCAAAGAATAAATAATTTTAGACCTGCAGGAGTAGGACATCCTTCTATTAATGCCTTTAAACCAGAAGAAAAAACAGAAACAGAGGAACAAACTTTAGGTACAAATTACATAACTAAAACAGATTTAAATAATGATCCTTTACCTGAAGTAAAAGAAGAAGATGTAGTAACAACTCTTCCTTCTGAAACAGATTTAACACAAGTTAAGACAGATAATTCTGAATTAGCAAATATAAGTGGTGAAGAAATGACTCCTTTTTATATAATAGAAGGATCTACAGATAATAATAACATATTTATAAATGATAATATAAATGAACTTATAACAAATAATCCATCTACAATACCTCTTGAAGCTGTAGAAGGTGAAGAACTAGATACTTTAGGTAGTTGGAATACAAATATAGGATCTTATTTTAAATTAGCCCATTTAATAGCTACACCTAACTCACAAAATTATAATATATATACTTCATCATATAGTAACCCTAATCACCCAGATGCAGATTTTGTAAGAAAAAATACAGAAGTAGGATTTTATATTGATGTAAATAATGTAGGTAGCAAAAAAATAATAACAAAAGAATATATAGGTCCTACTCCTGGAGAAGAATCATCATACAGAATATTAGAAGATGAACCTAAAATAAACCCAATAGATTCTGTTGAACCTTATACTTATCTTAAAACAGATGTTGAATTACTTAGAGAAGCAGAATCTTATATATTTGGTAATTATAGCAATTATGGTATAGATAATTACCCCGGAAAAGATATGCATATATCTTATCAAAGTGTTATAACTAATTTAACTAAATTATTTGAAAATTGTATTGATCCTATTATAAATGATTTTGGAAACATAAAAATAGTCTCAGCATATAGAAGTAGAAATCTTAATAGAACTTTACCTAAAAACCCATCAAATAGTGAACATATTTTTGGACATGCTGTTGATATAAAAACTTTTGGTCCAGGAAATAATGCAGGATTATTTAATTTTATTTATACAAATTTAGAATTTAAAAATTTAATGTGGGCTTATCCTGAAAGAGAAGAAGGCTCTTGGATACATCTTTCTTTTATTGAAGGAAAAAATTACAAAAAAACAACATTACTTTCAGAAAATAATTCATTTCATAAACAATATAACGGAACAAGAAGAGGACCAAATAACTTTTATCAAGATAATATAACTGAAGCTCTTACTCCAATTAATTTCCAAAACTATTAAATATGGCAGAAACAACAAATCTTTACATACCAGATCCTGTTAACAAATACCAAGGTGCCCAAGTAATAATTAATTCGGATAGATTAACTTTTAATGCTAAACAAGATTCTATACTACAATATTCTAATAAAGATATAGGATTTAGTGCTCAAGGAAGTATATATTTTGATACTAGTACTAATGATAAAGGACTTAATTCTAGTAAATTTATAGTAAACTCTCCTGAAATGTATTTTGGGTTGCAAAAAGGAGGTTTAGATGATGGTAAACTACCTATAGAAAGAGCTGTATTAGGTAACCAATTAAGAACATTTTTAAATAAAATATTATTACTTATGGAAGATATAATAGATGATTTAGAAGATCATTCTTTTACAAGTATATCTTCTGAACCCGGAAAACCCACTATAGGTAATTATCAAGCAAACAAATCAATGGGAAAATTAAGAAAAGATCAAATTCAAAATTTAAGATCTAATTTATCTATTGATGAATTTGACCAATTAGGAGATGCAGACCTTTGTGCTTTTTTAAGTAAACGAATAAAATTAACGTAATATGTCACAAGCTACCCCACAACAATCATTAAACCAACAAATAAATCTTCAAGTAAAAGGAGCTTTTATAACTATACAACAAGAATTAGAAGTATACGCTAAAAATAAAGTTTTAGAATTACAGGCTCAATTAATGGATCCTGCTTTTATATTTGAAAAATTATCTTCTTTTTTATGTGATCCTAAAGTTCAAGAAAAAATACATAAAACTTTTGATAAAATATTAAATTTTTTAGAAAAAAATCTTTTAGGTCCTGTAGGGGATGTTAAAAATTTTCTCCAAAAAATAATGGATAGAATTATTAAAATTAGAGATCAAATTTTAGGTAAAATAAATGATGTATTAGCAAAACTTCAAGAAATAGTAAGTCCATTAAATAAAATTTTAAGAGTAGCTCCTTTAGCCTTAAATGCATTGACAGGTCTTGCTGCTGCAGGTGGGTTAATTGATCAATTAGGAAGAGCTATTACAGCAGCTAAAAATTTTATAGGAGCTATTTTTGCTATAATTGCAGATGTAGGTGGTAGAATAAAAAAATATGTAGAAAAATGTTTTAAGTTTGTAGGTATAATAGGTCAAGCACATACTTTAGTTAACCAATTATATAATAAAATAGACCAGTTAATACAATATGCAAAATTTTTACTTTTAGCATATGAAGGATTTTGTTTGATTGAAGAAACACCTGATGTAGGAATAGAAGATACTATAGATAATGAAGATCCGCCCCCTCCTCCTATTGTAACATTAAGTGCAGAAGATATTTTAAATAAAGTTGATAAAGGTACAAATATACCTGATTTATTAACATCAGCATATCAACAATTAATAAATGAATATACAGAACAAGGAATAGGTTTAAAAGCTGAAAGACTTTTTAAACTTAAATCTACATATGTACCTGGGTCAACTGTTACTGATGAAAATATAGAGTACATGACTAATTATAGAGTAAAATTAATTACACAATATAATCAATCATCTAGTTGATTTTTTTTAAAAAAAATATATTTATAATAAACAAACAAAATAAAGATGAAAGCAAAAACGTTTGAAAACCTAATTAGAAAAGTAGTTAGAGAAGAAATTGATTATGCATTACGCAGAGAAATAAAATCACTTAAAGAAGATTTACGTGATGAAATTAAACCTACTATTATAGAAACTAAATCACCTGTTATTACAAATAATTTAAAAGAAAAAATTATGGGAACTCCAACACAACAAACCCCTAAAAAATCTTTTAAACCAAAACAATTTACAAGTAATAATACTTTAAATAGTTTACTAAATGAAACGGCAATGGGAGATACTAGTTTAGGCCAATCTCAATCACCTGTTTCTATGGAAAGAAACTTTAATATGACAGAAGCCCCAATAAGTACTATAGGTAATATGCCTATAGAATCTGCTCCTAAAGAGGTAGCAGATGCTGTAACTAGAGATTATAGTAGTTTAATGAAAGCAATAGATAAAAAAAGAAATAGATAATGGCTTTTATATCTAATATAAGTAGAAAACATCCTATTGACCTTAATAAAAATATGAGGGTAGGGATAGCTTTCCCTTTAGATGAAAGAAACGTAAATACAGGTACTTTTACTTTAAAAGAACAAGCTAAGTCAAATCTTATAAATGTTTTACTAACAGAACCTGGAGAAAGAGTATATCAACCTAATTTTGGAGTAGGTTTAAAAAAACTTTTATTTGAAAGTAAAATAAATACTCAATTATTAAATAGAAAAATTGATAAACAAATAAGAATGTTTGTTCCTCAAATACAATTGCAAAATACTTCTACAGATTTTATAGAAAATGAAAATTTACTTTATATAAGAATAACATATAAATTTTTATTAGATGGGTCTCCAGATGCAATACAATTAAATTTTAATTCATATTAAATAAAATGGCATACAATAAAACATCAAACATACCTGATAACAGAAATGTTAAGTATTTAAGTAAAGATTTTGAATCTTTTAGAAGTAATTTACAAGAATTTGCAGAAATATATTTTCCTAATACTTATAATGATTTTTCAACAAGTAATCCAGCTACAATGTTTATTGAAATGGCTTCTTACGTTGGTGATATATTATCTTTTTATACTGATACTCAAATTCAAGAAACTTTTTTATCTTTAGCTCAAGAAAATGAAAATATATATAATATGGCTTATGCTATGGGGTATAAACCTTCATTATCAGAAGCTTCTAGTGTAGGTTTAAGTTTATACCAATTAGTTCCTTCTAAACCATCTTCTAACTATGATCCTGACTTAGACTATGCTTTAACTATAGGCCAAGGATCCACATTTACAACAGCAAATGGAACTTCTTTTTATACAACACAAGAATGTAATTTTGGTGTTTCTTCTTCATTAAATGATGATCCAGATGCAGAAATATTCCAATATGATGGTAGTGGAAATCCTGAATATTGGTTACTAACTAAAAATAATATACCTGCTATTTCTGCAGAACAAAAAACCCAAACATTTCAAATAGGTGCCCCTGAAAGATTTAAAACATTAACTTTATTTGATAATAACATACTTTCAGTAGTATCTTGTACAGACTCAGATGGTAATCAATGGCATGAGGTAGATTATTTAGCACAAGATACTAAGTTTTTTACTAGAGCAAATACAGCAGCTGTAGATCCTACAATGGCTCAATATAGAGATAATGTTACTAGTATTATAGACCTTATTACTGTACCAAAAAGATTTGTAACTAGAGCTAAAGAAAATAATACATTAGAAATCCAATTTGGTGCTGGTACTTCTGCAGAAGCTGATGTAGATATAATTCCTAATCCTGATAATATAGGTTTAGGAATTAAAGATGGAAGAAGTAAATTAGATCAAGCATATGATCCTTCAAATTTTTTATATAGTAAAGGGTATGGTGAATCACCTTCAAATACAACTTTAACTATAACTTATTTAGTAGGTGGAGGTATAGAAAGTAATGTAAGTTCTAATACTATAACTCAAAAAGGAATACTTGATGTAAGAAACAAAGCTAATCTACAAAATTCTTTACTAACTTTTGTTAAAAATTCTATTGAATCAACAAACCCAAACCCTGCTGCAGGAGGGGGTGATGGAGATACTCCTCGAGATGTTAGAGAAAAAGCTATGGCTCATTTTGCTGCTCAACAAAGAGCTGTAACTAAAGAAGATTATACATTAAGAGCACTTTCTATGCCTGCTGAATTTGGAAGGATAGCTAAAGCATACATAACTCAAGATGATCAACTAAGTCCTAATACAAATGAATCTAATCGTATTCCTAATCCTTTAGCTTTAAATTTATATACTTTGGGACTTGATAATCAAGGATCTTTAATTCCTTTAAATTTTGCTACAAAACAAAATTTACAAACATATCTAGAACAATACAGAATGTTAACAGATGCTATTAACATTAAAGATGCTTATGTTATAAACATAAGAGTATTATTTACTATAACAACTTATAAAAATTCAAATAACCAACAAGTTTTATTAAGTTGTATTGATTTAATTTCAAGATTTTTTAACCCTCGGTTTTGGCAAATCAATCAACCTATTGTTTTATCTGAACTAGAAAATCTTATAGGTGTTGTAAGTGGAGTAAAAACAGTAGAAAATATTGAGATTTTAAATATTGCTGGAGAAAATATAGGTTACTCTAAATATGTATATGATATATTATCAGCAACTAGAAATGGAGTAATTTATCCTTCATTAGACCCAAGTATATTTGAACTTAAGTTCCCTCAAGAAGATATTGAAGGATCTGTAACAACTTATTAATTATGGCTTATTATTATTTATTTCCAGAAATAGACTCAACTATATATAGTCATCCAGACCGAAAAACTTTAAACACTGGTGGAGATGAAATCCTTGAAATTGTAAAAGAAAAACACACTGACCAAAAATATTATCCTACTAGGATTTTAGTTAAATTTAAAAATGAAGAAATTAAGGATGTAATTGAAAATACAATAGGATCTTCTACTTTTAATAATGGTACATCTAAAGTTAATTTAAGGTTATATGAAACCCAACAAAAAAATCTTACTACAACTCTTAATTTAAATGTATTTGCTGTATCTCAATCATGGTCTGAAGGTAAAGGTAGATATTCTAATTTACCCTCTTCCTCTAATGGTGTTTCTTGGTTATATAGAGATAATGATATTACAAAAACACAATGGCCTACAGGATCAACACCTGGATTGTCTATAGCTTCAAGTTCTTTTACAATATTAGAAATACCTTCCTCCTCAGTACATAAATTAAGAATAGGAAATATTAATTATATACCTGTTATATCTGGTTCTAGTTTTTTTAGTGGAAGTGATAGTACAGAAGTTTATGTAGATATAAGTGGGTCCGGTACTGTTTCCGCAATGGGTAATTTTAATAAAAGTTTAGTTAAAGCTATCAATACTTACTCAACAGATGTATCAGCTAGTTTTAATTCAGAAGCATGGGGTTCCAATATAGGAGCAATTTATTTATCAGCATCAGTAGCAGGTACTAAAGGTAACATAGAAGTAGTTACTAGTTCTCTTCAGACAGATCAAGCAGGAAAACACCAAGGAGTCTTTAGAGCGAATTCATCTGAATTAGGATATAGTCTTCAAGGAGGAACAGATGGTACAGCAGTAACTTTTTACCCAGGAACCACAGGATCTTTAGACAAAGATTTACTTACCGCGGGAGGTGGTGCTTGGTGGACAGGTAGTAATTATACTTCAACTCAACAATTTTTAAACGCTACTTCATTTGATACTAATTTTGAAGTAATTAATATAGTTCAAAGATGGAGTAGTAGTTTATTTGCAAGCCAACAATATAATCAAGGTAACTTACCTTCAGGAATAGAAAATCATGGTTTTTTAATTAAACAACCTGAATCAGTAGAATTAGCATCAAGTAGTAGTTTTGGAGAAATGCAGTTTTTTTCTGTTGATACTCATACTATTTATCCACCAAGATTATGTTTTAAATGGGATGATAGTACTCATGAATTTACTTCTCAAGCTAAAACTAGTGGGGAATTAAATGTGTCATTATATAAAAATAAAAAAGAATATAATCAAAATGATGTAGCTACATTTCGAGTTCATGTAAGAGATAAATATCCAACAAGAACATTTGTTACTTCATCTAATTTTTTAAACCCAGGTTACTTTACAGCAAATTCTTTTTATAGTATTAGAGATGCTTATTCAGAAGAAGAAGTTATACCATTTGATGATAATTTTACTAAAATGAGTGCAGATGCAGAAGGTATGTATTTTAAAATCTATATGAATGGTTTACAACCAGAAAGATATTATCGTTTATTATTTAAACATATGAACGATGATGGAACTATGATATATGATAATAATTATATTTTTAAAGTTATTAGATAATGTTTGTTGATGAAAATGATCTTTATAATGAAAATCTCTCATCTTATGAACCTGCTAGGGATACAGATGCAGAATTTGGTGATTCTATGGAAGGAGAACTTCCCCAAACAGTATCTAATCCCTCAATAGATTTAGAGAAAGAAATAATAAGTAATAGGTTAGCTAAAGAAATTTTAGATCGAGATTTTAATGAATTAATAGATTTAGGAGTAGATATAGATGTAAAAAAGTTATTTGATTTATACAATACTTTATTTTATCAAATAAAAAAAAAAGATGCTCCTAATAATAATTCTCATCATGATTTAATCCATGAAAGTCTCCATTATTTTAATAATTTTGTAGATTATTGTAAACCTACAGGATATGGAGATACTCAAGTTAATTGTGATAATGAAATTGAAAGATTATTTGGAATAATAGATGAAATTAATACTCTTTCATATGAAAAAGAAAATAAAATAGACGAACAAAATTTTATGTATCCTAATGGTACTTTATTAAGAGGAGAACACTTAGCAGAAAATGGATTGCCTGTATGGGTTATGGTTCAAGGAAAAAAAAGAGAAATAAAAAATACAGAAATATATCAAGTAATAAAAAGGGCTTTAGGACATGCTTCTAATACCCCAGATAGTGAAATATTACATAAAGTAACTAATGATGAATTAAGTGACATTGTAGAAGGATTATCTATAGAAAATGCATTTGATGTTTATAATGTAGACAATACAGGAAGTCAAACATTAGCAGATCCTACAGTAACTATAAGTGAAACTTTTAATTATAGAGAATCAATGTTTGTTTGTCTATGTGATGCTGTTGATGATCCTGACGAAGCACTAGATTTATATAAAATATTTGGAGGGGGTCAACCTAGTAATGGAACGGATAATACAGGAAAATGTACTATTATTTATTATAATTTAGATTCACAAAAACAAACTTTAGTTTTAAATGCAGGAGAAAGTACCCTTTCTTATTTTCCTTCTACAGGAGGTAAAATTCAACATAGAGTTGATTTATTTGATGGTGTAGAAAGTGTTCCTGCTGTTTTTAGTGATCCTACTACTCCTTGTACTGATAATGATGGGAATAACTATAATTTAGACCCTTATGGAAATGTAGTTAACGGAGTATATCTTAATGGTTTTATAAGAGAAATTAGATTTTCTGAAAATGGTAATAATTTAACTACACCCCCTGATGGAACTGGTTATCTTTTTGATGATGATGGTTTTGGAAATATTACATCAGGGCATACCATAGAAAAATTAAAAGATGACTATGGGTCTGACGAAGAAGGTTTTAATGTGTTTTATTATAATGTTCCCTTTGTTGCAAGATTACCTAAATTTTCAAATTATAATCATAATACTAATAACGGGCATCTTAATGGAGGAAGACTTGGAGTACAACTTGTTACTCCAAAAATAAGAATGTTTACTAGTGGTGATGGGGGATTATTTGCTCAATTTCCACCTACACATAGTCCAGACACTGAAGATAATAAAAGTTCTTACCCTAATGGGTCTACTTATGGTTATGCTCATGGTTTTAGTCCTGAAGCAGGAATAGGAAATGATTTTTATGCTATAGAAAATATAAAAATTCGAGATCCTGAATTTTATAATACTGTTTTAAATAATCCTGATTCAAGAATTTACAACCCTAATGAAGATGCTTCTAAATGTCTTTTTTTAGGTCCTAAAAATAATGGTCATGGTCTTTCTTGGACTCGTACTTACGGAAATAATGATATAAGATCAGCCTTTAATTCTAGTATATCTTTTCAACAAATTGCTTCTGCTTATAGTACTTTAGCAGGTGCTGCAGCTGAATTTCAAAGTTATTTAGTTACGGGTAATGGATATTCTGCCTATAATAATGCTGGATCTTTACCTGTAGTTTTTAATTTAGATGTTGGGTATTATGGGTATAACCATGGGTTAGGATCTTTTGATGTGAAAGCATGGGCATGTTATGGTGCTCCTATTTTTGAAGTACCTGTTGGGGGAGGTAAATTATGGTATGTAATAGGACCTATGTTGTGGCATGTAGATGGAAATAGTTATGTTGAAAGGATGGAAAAAGCAGATATGGGTAGTTCTTATACAGAGTCAGGTGGTAATTGGAGATATGGTAAAGCAGGAAATGATCATTGGAGACTTATATATCCTATAGCAACTACAAGCTGGACTTCTTTTCAAGGTGATAATGATGATGGAGGTCATATTCATAAATTTTGTGATGGTTCTTTTGCAGGTGGTATAGCATTAAGATATCCTGAAAGACATCCTTTAATGCAAGGGACTTTTAACACTATTACTCAAATAATGGCAGGAACCCCTGTTACTAATACTAATCTTTCTGGAGGTACACCAAGAGTAAAATGTGTATTTCCTGGTTTAGACCATGTTTTTTACCAAAATTACATAAACACAGGTGGTCCATATGGACATACAACTCCTTGGAATGGAACCGGATTAGAAAGTAAGTTTTCATTTACAGGACATTATCATTTTTAAACTATGGCAACACAAGAACAAAAAACAATATTAGAAGGTTGTACAGACCCAAAAGCTTCAAATTATATAGGAGCTACTTTTATGGAAGATCCTACTATTAAAGTTATAGATAATCTTAGTTGTGAATATTACCAACAGATTAAATTAAATAAAAGTATATATGGTCATAAAGGATTCGAAGAAAATACAGATATAAATTTTACAGAACTAAATCTTCGAAATTTAGAAATAGAAGATTTTTTTTCATTATATAGAAAAATTTTTTACAATATACCTAGAAGAGGAATATTTTCCCATAAATCAATAATAGATAGAAGTACAGAATATATACCCGGATATACACACCCTAAAACAATACAGATAGAAGATTTATTTTTAGAAATCCAAGCAGCTTTACAAAGATTTTTTTCAATAGAACAAAAACATTCTATAATAAAAAATAATACTATATTAAGAGCCACAAATAATGTAAGTTCAACCTTTAATGCTAATTCAGGTGAAGCTTTATATCTTATACAGTCTTTTAAAAAAAGACTTATAACTGGAACAAATGTAGTTTTTACTAATCTTGGATCTACAACAGCTGAAAAACGAGGACCAGCACATATTTTAAGCCAAATTAAACAAACATTAAATTTAGCAGAGGATGTAGATGTTACTGTTCCTTTACCTTCTGAAGTTTTAAGTAATATACCTGATGGTCCTGAAATAACAAAAATAGCAGATATTGATGTAGATTTATTAGATATAAATACTATAAATATTAATTTAGCTTTAGAAGAAATAATTGAACATTATGGGGTAGGAAATACTTCTTCCGGTCTTAATAATGCTCTTTCAGGAAATTATTAAAATAAAAAAAACATTTATATTTATATATAAATAATAATGGCAGACAATTACGAAATATTATCTTTACCTAGACTAGAAATTAATACCCCTTTAGTAGATAAAAAACTTATTGAAAAAACTTTTGGTCAAAATGGAGATGTAATAGAACTTCATATATATTCTATGAACGGTGATCTTATTATGTCTGAAACACCTTTCACAGATTTTATTCTTCCTAATCCTGGAGATCTTAATACTGAAATTCAAATAGATCCTAGACAAATATTATTAGATAGAGGTTTTTATAAAGGTAAATATAATTTACGTTTTAATTTTCAAAGATATAAAATATTCAATACAGAGGATAATTATCTTTCTATTAAAGAAATTTCTAACTCTAGAACAGAAATTAGAGCTGTAGCTCCAAATATTCCTAATTCAACCTTAAGACCACCAGTTGAAAGTTTTATTTCTGAAATAGATACTTCTGCATACTTTAAAGAATTTATTTTAAATTTTGGAGATGATAAAAATGTAGTAGGAATTAATATTTTATTAAATAGAAATCCTGAAAAGTTTGAAGTATTATTTAAACTTTTTGAACCATTACCTGATAACATATTTACACAAAATTCTTTTAAAATAGTAGAATCTATTACTGATCCAAAAAGTGTAGAAGTAGATTTAGGTAGTACATCAACAATTGCTATAGGAGTTGGTATTAGAGGACCTAATTTTAATATAGAAACAAAAAGATATAATAGTTCTCCTACTGATTTTAAAAACTTTAATGAAATTTTAGAAGATTTTGCTATTACTTCTTCTCGTGACCATTTAATAAGTAAATTAAATAATTTTGATGAAATACCTAATATAAGATATGATTATATAAGACCTATTTCTGGTAGTGATAGTAATTACATAAATGAAAATTCTTATCATTTTGAAAATTTTGTACATTTTGGTAGTGCTACTGAAATGTTAAAAAACTTTAAATTTAAGTTAGAACTATTAGAAAGTTATGATTCAAAAATAAATGAAATAAATACAACTTCTCTAAATACAGGATACATTAATAATGCTCGAAAAGATTTAATTGATAAAAAAAGAAAAATAACAAATGCTTTTAGTGGATACGAAAAGTTTTTATATTTTGATTCAGGAACTTATTCATGGCCTAAAACAAATAACCCAAATACTCCTGTTACTTCTTCTTATACTTTAGCTACTGTAGATTCTACAGCAGCATTAGAATGGTTAGGTAGTGAGAATGACCAAAATGCTTATTATGGAGGTCAGTTGTTATCTGCTTCTTTATTTGATAGAGATAATCCTTACACTTTAACAAGAACTTTACCTAATTTTATTACAGATAATGATGATAATGGATATTACATATCTTTTATAGATATGATAGGCCAACATTTTGATCATATATGGTTATATATAAAACATATAACTGAAAAAAATAACGCACATAACCTTCATGGTATATCTAAAGATTTAGTATATAATCAATTAAAAAGTTTGGGAATAGAAACTTTTGATCAGTTTGAAAATTCTAGTTTATATGAATATATTTTAGGGGAAGGGACTTCAGGTAGTCAATATTTTAATGTAAATCACTTCCATAATTATAGTGCAAACCACCCTTCAAGTTCTTTTGGATTAGGATTAGCCGTTTCAGCTTCAGAAACTTTAATTACTGCTTCTAATGATGGATCTATACCTAAACAAGATATTTCAAAAGAAATATGGAAAAGATTATACCATAATGCTCCCTATCTTTTAAAAACTAAAGGTACAGAAAGAGGAATAAGAGCTTTAATGGCTTGTTATGGTGTACCTTCAACTATTTTAAATATAAAAGAATACGGAGGTCCTACAACAGATAAAACAACTTATAAAACTTTTAGTTATGATAAGTCTGGATTATCTCTTAAAGGAGGAACTACAGGTTCTGGGTATTTTATTAAAACTCCTTGGAGTTCATCTCTTACAAATGAATTAAGAAGATCAGGCAAAACAGTTGAGTTTAGAATTAAACCTATAAGATCAGGAAGTAATAGCCATCATTTATTTAGTTTATCAGGTTCAAATCCTACAAAAGAACCTGTTTTAGTACTAAACCCACACACAGGAAATGATGTATCTTCTTCAGGAGATAGATTAGAATATGGACAGTTAGATTTACGAATAAATGATTCTGTAGTAGCATCAACAAGTAATTTTCCTATATTTAATGGAAAATTTTGGAATATTTTTATAGGAACTCATGGAACTTCAGGAAGTAGTGCTGACATAAAATTTGGAGCATATCAATCTAATAATTTTAAAAGAGTAATATCACATACAGCAAGTATATCTCAAACACAAAATGATAGAGCACTTACTTTTGGAGATCCGTTTTTTGAAGAAGGTGTAGGAGGTTCAGAAATAGGATCTGGATTTGAAATAGGTGGTTATTATGGCCCACATATAGGAGGAGCTACTTTTGCTTACTTTGGAGGTATGGAAGAAAGTGATGATTCTGAATATAATAATGTAGATACTTTAGGATATTCAGGTTCAATGCAAGAAATAAGATATCATTTTGGAGAATTATTATCTCATGATACTTTTAAAAAACACGCTTTAGAACCCTTTATGTATGCAGGTAATACACCTTCATCATCTTATGAAAACTTAATTCTTAGATTACCCTTAGGTAGTAACAATCAACAAAATCCATCTTCAAGTTTTCATCCTAATATAAATGTAAAATATATTCCTGAAACTCCTTCACAAGCAACAGCACAATTAATATTTACTAATCTTAATGATGCTTTTACTAACAGTCCTTTACTTACAAATTTAGGACAATATAATGTAAGTTTAACTATTATAGACACTAGTGGGGTTTCAAAAACTTATTTAGGACAACACCCAGATGGAGGAGGAATCTATTCTAATTTTAGTAATGGAGATTTAACTCCTGATGGAGAAGTATTTTTTAAAGTTAAACCATATGCATTACCTATATCTAATCCTGTTCCTGGTGGTATGGTTAATTCTTTAATAGGAGGTACATTAGAAGGAGGAGGAAGTATGTTTTTTAATTTAGCACAAGCTATAAATTCTGAAAATGGACATAATGGATCTATAATAGCAACAGTAGATGGATCAAATCCTAACCCAATTAACAGGAGGGTCAAGTGGAAATACAACTATAACTTATCACGAAAACAATAATCCTTCTACCGAAACTAATGCAATAACTAATTTTACAGCATTTGCAGATGATACTTTTCCTACTGCATTTACAGAAGGAGAAGATATAGAAGATAGAAATAAATTACGTCATTTTGAATGGGAAGAAGTAGTAGAAACACACCATTTACCTACTCCAGATACAGTAGGAATTTCAACAACAAGTGAAAAAGTAAGAATAGATGAGGGTGAAGTAGATGGAAATATTTTACACCCAACAGTTAAATCAGAAATATCAACCTTAGATAGACAACCCTTAGATTATGAAGATTTAGGTATATTTTTTTCTCCAATAAATGAAATAAATGAAGATATAATTTATACTTTAGGTTCATTTAGATTAGATGATTATATAGGCTCACCCTTACCTACAGCTCAAACTGCTTCTGAATATAGTGATTTAAAAGACTTAAGTAAAATATACTACCAAAAAATTGAAAAAAGATACAACTATGGGGATTATATTAAACTAGTCCAAAATTTAGATTATACTTTGTTTAGAATGATTGAACAGTGGGTACCTGCTAAAGCAAATTTAAAAACAGGATTAGTAATAGAACCTCATGTTTTAGAAAGAACTAAATTTCCAAGAGAAGTTCCCATTAGATCTGATGGTCAAACAATGATAACAGGTTCACATCAAACTTTTGAAGTTAATCTTAAACCAGGTGACCATAAAATTGAATTTGCCCAATCATTAACAGGATCTATGGGTGGAGGTAATGTTGTTACAACAAATAACATGATAAGAAAACCATTTGGTCCTATAACAACTACAGCTGAGGGTATATCTTTAGATGGTACAGACAATGGAATGGTTGTAGGTAGTAGTTTTATAATAGGCATTACAGACAGTACTGTTAGTGTTCCTCAACCAGAAGGAGCTATTAAAGAACAAGGTACTAATGCTACTTTTAGTGTAATGTCAACAGTTAAAGGTGATCCTGATGTATCTCAGGGTCCTATAATACCTTTTGGTCCTAAAACATCTGCTCCTGGAGGTGCTGCTACTGTATATCATGTTAGTAATTCACTTACTCGTTATAAAGAAAAACAATCAAGTGATTTATTAGGAAATGCTACGAAATACAAAAAGTCTAATAGGTATTACCGTAGTTTGGCTTTAGGTAGTGTAGATAATATAGTAGGATTGCCAGGAAATGCTACAACAATAAATATATTTGAATAAAGTTATGCCATCAACCGTAATAAGAAAAATCCCTTTATTTGCTTCAAGAGTTGTTAAACAACCAACTCATAATCTTTCTTCTGATACAAACGCAGCTATTATATATCCTAATGCTGTAAATTCTATTAATGTAGCTAATAAAAATGATGGTTATGTAGAACTTAATGCTAATGGTACTACAAATCAACTTAAAAATATGTTTGATAATTTCTATAATACTTCTTATAGAATATCAGCTCAAAGTATAATTAATGCAACTGAAGGAGCACAATTAATTTTAGATTTTGGTAGACAAATAAAACCAAGACAAGTAAAAATAACATTTGCTGATAATGAAAACTGGGCTAATTTTAAACTATATTTTTCTAATAACTTAGGGGTACAAGAAGCAGAAATAGTAAATGATGATAATGATTTTGGTGCCCAAATAGGACAAGTAACAGGCTTAGGAGCCCAAGCAACTTTAGATACAACACAAAATACAGACCCTGATGGAGTCTTTGAACTTACAGATTTTGAGGGTTCATTAGCTGTAAATGTAGGAGGTAACCCTGATGGAACTGTTACTTCAGATTTATTTCAATGTTCTATAAATGAAGAACATTTTACAACAGGTGAATTTGATAATTTTAGATATGCTGTTTTTGTATTATCAAACCCAGGAGGAACAGGTACTCCTGATTTTGTTGATATTGCTTTAATTGAAGTATTTGAAGAATTTGATAATAGAGATTTTAGTGTAGAATTTGATGATGCTTTATTTTCACAAAAAGGATGGATAAACCCTAGATATGAGGGATCTAAAATTACTATAAAAGAGTTAAATAAATTTACTCCTCGACTTGAAAGCGATATAGGTATTCCTAGTATAGGTCCTAATCCAGACCCTACTAATGATGCTCAAGTAGGAATTAATTTTGTTGTTGGAACAGGAGTTATATACCCTGGAGACACAGTAGGTCCTTATGGACAAATAGCTATGCTTTCTACAAGAACTATAGCTTTATATTACGCTACTACAGTAATAGGGGGAGATGAATCTCCTAATTTAGCAAAAATAAGAAACCATTCATATATAAAAATAGCTAAAATCCTTCTAATAAATAAAGAAGATCAAACTATTACTATTATAGATAGAGACACACAAGGAGGTGGATTAGGTTCAGATACAGATTCTAATTTTAATTCTTACCATAGATATATAACAGAAGATTTCCCTACAGGAGGTAAATTAAATCTAAAAATCTTAGATAATAGTGTACAATCAAATCTAAAAACAACATATCATTGTA